CTCAGAGTGTAACTATCAAGGAGCTTGGGAAGTACCCTGATGTTGTATACAATATTTATAATTTGATGTATTATAAAGACCCGATGTGCGATAAACTTCCTGCGATGCTGTCTTTTGCGTTTCATGATGCGTGTGTGAATCATGGGAGGGGCGGGAGGAATTCCAAGGGCAATCCTGTTGGTGCCGGTATGCTGCTACAGGATATTCTGATTCAGAGGTATAATAAGAAGATTGCTTTTGATGGCGTGGTTGGTATGAACACTATTGCCGCGTTGAATGAAGTGTTGGAGTTCGAGTCCTCATCCCACCTTACCGAGTATTTTAATAATCGTAGACGGAAGTATTTCAAGGATATTGTAGCTTCCAATCCTTCTCAGAAAGTTTTTTTGAATGGGTGGATGAGCAGGATGGACAAGGTTGAGGATATGTGCAGAAAGAGAGTGATGTAAAGTTGGCTTCTGTTGATTACAAAGATTTTGTCGAAGTGATGGATAATACTATTCAGGAGGACCCATTCTCTTCCCTTTCTGAAATGAGAAATACCAATTCCAACGATAAGAGTATAGCCAGACAGGTGAAGAAGGTTTTTAGGGAAGCTGAAAAGGAGTTCGAGGGTGAAACTTTTGAGTCTCCTTTGGATGAATTGATGAAGGAGGAGCCTGTAGATTTTGAGAAGAGGACTGCTATGGAGGAGGACGATATTCTCCGTGCAGTTAAGAAGGATAGAGATGCAGCGGTACAAGCACAAGCCAACTTTGCAGAAAGGATTAGAAGCTGCTACAATGCGTATCATGCTATAGTTGACTCCAAGTATAATATCCCTGGAAGAAGCTCTATTGTTTCTTCGGACGTGCTGGATACTATAGAGTGGATGATGCCTTCCCTGATGCGGGTGTTTACAGCTTCACATGATATTGTTGTAATACAGCCTATGGGTGGAGAAGATGTGACTGCTGCGGAGCAGCACCAAGCTCTGATCAACTATCAGTTTAATTACAAGATGGAAGGATTCACCAAGTTTTACACCTGGTTCAAGGATGCCTTGATTTACGGTTTCGGTGTTATCAAACTTACCTGGGAAACTTTTTATGAAAAGAAGTCTGTCTTTTACGATGAAATGTCTGCAGAAGAGTTTGCCGCTTTATCTATTCAGACCAACATCTCGATAGAGGGGTACGATGAGTATGAGGATGTTGCTGTCACCGAAGTAGTAAATGCCGACGGATCAAAGGAAGAGTCGGTAAACAGGGAGACTGTGTTCCGGAATGTTAAAGCGTTCATCAAGAAGAATACGTATTCCGGCCCGTGGATTGAGAATATCCCTGTGTCCTCCTTTTATATAGAGCCGGGTGCCAGAACCATCAGGGAAGCCAATTTTGTTGGGCACAGAGTTCGTCGTACTATGGATTACCTTCGTCGTATGGAGCGGGATGGTATTTATCACAATGTTGACCAGGTTATCCCTTATGCAGAGGGGGATTCCGAGTATTCCGAATTTGCTGGTATGTCCGAGCTTGAGGGCGAGTACGCCGGGCTGAATAAGGAGCTTATACCTACCCCTTCCGATGGGAGAGAATATAAGTGGGTATGGGAATGTTGGGTACGTCTGGATATAGATGGTGATGGTCTTCTTGAGCCACTTCTGGTTACTTTCACCGATGATGTTCTCCTGAGGGTGGAGGAGAATCCATTTGACCACGGTGAAGCTCCGTTTGAAACGATTGTTCCTATAGTAGATTGCCATCGTCTGTATGGTATTTCCATTACCGATTTGGTGATGGAGTTCCAGAGAATGAAGACTTCTCTGTATAGAAACGTGTTTGATAATGTTGCGTTTTCAGTCAATAACTTCTACCTTGTTGCTAGAAATTCCGGTACGGATATTGGTGCTCTTATCAATATAAAGCCTGGTGCAGTAGTTTTTACAGAGGATGTCAATCAGAGTGTAAGGGAGATGAAGCCGGAAACACTTTCCCCCGCCCTGTTCAACCTGTTTGAGTACCTGGATTCTTGTAAGCAGAACCGCACGGGCATAACTAGTTACTCGCAAGGAATGGATGGGGATTCCCTAAACCAAACCGCTACAGGTATTTCGGCTATTTTTACAGCCAGTCAGCAGAGGATAGAGCTTATAGCAAGGCTTCTTGCTGAAACTGGAGTTAAGTATGCTTTCAGAAAAATGATTTCACTTAATCAGCAGTTTATTACGGACAAGATGGTTCTCAGACTTTTCAATAAACCTCTTGAGATTACCCCTGATAAACTTGATGGTTCTTTTGACTTGATGGTTAATGTTGGTATTGGTGCCGGTATGAAGGAGTTGCAGCAGTCTCAGATGCTCAATCTTCTGAATATTCTTCCTTCTCTTGCACAGCTTGGTTTGGTCAAGCCTAAGCATGTTCATTATGTTGTGTCAAAGCTGCTTGAGAGCATGGGCTACAAAGATATTGAAAACTTTATTGAGCTTCCTCCTGAGGGTGCGCAGATGCCGCAGCAGGGTCAGCCTGGAGGTCAGTCACAAGTTGAAGCACAGCCGATGCAGACTGCAGAAGACGCTGCATCTCCTATGGCTGCACCCACCATGTTTATGTAGCCCCCTTACTATATGCAGCAAGTGTGTTACCATCATTTTAGATTGGAGTGAATGTTATGGAGTACGAACAAAAGATGCGTACATTCGAGTTGATCAACTCGAATGAATGGCAGTTGATAAAGGAGCTTCTTCAGGCGTATGCAAACAATCTTGTTATGAGAGCCGTTCAGTTGACCGCTGAAGAGTCTAATGACAGGAAGCGTACATTGCTGATTTCGTCTGCAAAATACTTCGAGGACTTTATCAAGCAACTCGAAGGGCAGGGGCAGAAAGAAGCTCTCGACAGTAAGGAACAGGCAGTGGTCCGACAGACCATTCCTGAATTTTAAGAGCGACCGTAAGGCAACGCTGGGAAAAGGGGAGATAGCGTATGGCATGGAACTTTCCACAGGGTGCGGAACCGATCGAGGATGAAAAGGAAGTAGCCGAACTTACAGAGGAACTTCAGGAGGGCCAGACAGGTCCCCAAGATGAACTTCCTCCTGTAGAGGAGGCAGCAGAAGTAGAGCAGCATATGCAGCAGAGTGTTGACCACACACCTCAGCCTCAGACAGAGGACGAGCCGTTTGCTATGCTGAAAGTCTACGGAAAGTATATTCCTGTTCAGACAAAAGAGGAACTGATCAACCTAGCACAGCAGGGTGTTGACTACGACAACAAAATGTATAAGCTACGTGAATGGCGCGAAGTCATTCAGGTGGTGGAAGAAAATAAGACTGTTCAAGAGATAATCAGACGTGCACTCAAAAATGAGGACATTGATGATTATGTCAATTTTGATGGTACATCTAAAGATTTTGGTGATGCTAAGAAGTTTAAGGATTACTTGAAGAAGCAGGTTGAAGCAGAACTTGTTCCGTATCGCTCTAAAATAGACGAGTTGGAAAAAGAGCTGTTTTTTGCTGATATGAGAGGCAGAGACCCGCAGCTGTTTGACACTGTGTTCAATCTTTGCAAGGAGGTTTATGCGCTTCCTGAAGGCACACCTAACTCACTTCCAGCTGGACTAAAGAAGCAGATAAATGAGGATAAGGAAGTTTTCAAAATCTTCTACAACTTCATACGGGATAAGGTTGTTGCCTACCAGAGCAATCAGCCGCAGCCCGATGTGCCCCGTGAACTTAAACCTGACCACAGACAGGCGACTGACAGTGAGCCTGAAAAGCAGGTGACTCAGGGCACTACATTGAAGAGAACGGTTAGAAAGGCACCTATCCTTGAAAATGGACGGGATAATAGCCCCTCCGAAACTTCTACAATATCCGATGCTGAGAAGATATGGAAGATGCCTTCTTCAAGATTCCAAGAATTGATTAGACGAGCCGAATCAGGATATAAAAGGTAGTACATATCTAACAAAGATCAAAGGAGTGTTTTACATTGGCTTACAATATGTCTAGTACCGGAACTACCCCTCCGGCATCGGTAGGGGCAGATATTACAGGTTGGCAACACGCTGATGGCGGCGCAGGGGAACTTTTTTCTGCTGCTCAGGCTTACTACGATAGGAAGCTGCTTGAACGTTCGCGCCCGAAGCTGATTGCGCAGGATTTTGGACAGAAGAGACCTCTTCCGGCTAACAACTCTCTGACCATTAAGTTCAGGAAGTATAATGATCTTTCCAGGGCTGTTTCCAGCCTCCAGATGAACGAGGGCGTTGTCGGCACCGGTGAAAAGATGAACATCACCGACATTCTGGCTGCTGTTCGTCAGTATGGTAACTTCGTAACTATCACCGATCTTGTTCA